CTATTTGTCAGCTAAATAGTCATCTAAGAATTGTAACTGTCCTTCATCTTGGAATAACTGACCGATCTCTAACAATAATTGATCTTGACCCTTAGCCGCTTCAAATTGGACACCTAAAGGTAAACCTTTTTTAGAAACATAGGTCGGTAAGCTCAGAGCTGGCTCACCAGAAACATTTGCTAACTGAGTAAATGGCGTTTTGGCCAAACCGTGCATCCACGCATCATAAATCAACTGGATCTGTTTTTTATGATCCAGCTTAGAGATCTGATGCAGGCGCTTAGTGTATTTGGGTAAATAAGCCGGATCACTATTTTTAGCAGCTGTTTTTGCTGTTGTTGGCGTTAAATATAACGGATATTTTTTATGAAAATCTGTCATTTGCCGGTCAACCAGCTCGTTTTCTTTAGCGATCTGTTTTTCAGTTGATTTCGGCTGTTTTTTGTCGGCCTGATACAAAGCCCATGTCATTGGTGAGACATCCTTATATTTCATGTTCTTGCCGGTCTTTTCTTTGATCAATTCATTAGCACTAGTGCCAGACGGCGTTGATTCTTTGTAATAAGTCTTCATCAATTTTTCACCATCGACTGGGGCATTTTTTTTAACTACCGTATAACCTTGAGCACGCAAAAATTTGACTGTTTGCTTAACAGCTTTTATAGCATCTTTACTGACTTTAGTCCCAACTGGCGACTTAGTTGAATATGCAATTGGATATTTTTTAAGGTCTTGTGTTGGTTCTTTGACCAATTCATCTCGATTGTCTTCGTTGATCATGCCATCAAAATATTTTTTGAGATCCGACACATTTTTAGCATTCGCAAAGTTAACTGATGAAGGCACAGTGTCGTCACCTACGATCACACCTTGGGTCGGCTTCAGACCGATCACACCCGACCAAGAAGCTGGGATCCGCAACGAACCACCCGCGTCATTTCCGGTCGTAACAGGGACGATACTTTTAGCTAAACTAGCAACACCGCCACCAGACGAACCACCCGTATTGTACTTAGGATTCCACGGATTATGTGCATTACCATAGAGTTTGGACTTTGTTACATTGGTCAAACCTAACTCAGGATAATTAGTTTGCCCAATGATCACAAAACCTAACGACTGCAAACGCTTGACATAGTCTGAGGTTTTATCTGCTATTTTACCCTTCAATGGTTTCAAACCATTCGTGTCTAGCTTTGGCAATTAAAATAGTGACAATATGCGTCAAAATGTGATAAACTGGCAAATTCAATATCGTTAAGTAGCGATAAATAACATCTCGTGTGGGTCAATTTTGTGGGTCAAAAATAAGGACAGTCCAATTAAGGGCTGCCCTTTTAGTTTATTCTTCTTCAAGTACAATTTCAGTGATTTCTGGTTCATGATATTCATGTTCGATCTGTCCCATAAACCATTTTTTAAGATGTTCTTTGTCTGAAAAATCTTCATCAGTGTAATAAGATTCAAGATTTGATGTCATATCTTTCTCAATGTCATTGCCGTCAAAAATATCAACTAGCGTGGTTGCTACATATCGGCCACCGATATAATCAGTGTTTTCATCGTTCAATTGTTCGAATTGGATCGTTGTTTGATAAGCCTTATTTTCTGCGGTAAATTCGATGTTTGCTATCATTGTTTTTTCCTCCTGTAGTCTTGCGTTGATGATTTCTTGTAACTCCTTAATATCTTCGTATGTGCCGTATTTCCTGATAAAGTTCCGAGCTGACGATCGTTTAGCTCGGTAATTTTTTTCTGTTCTGTGACTATCATCATATTTTTTAACCGCTTTAAGCTGAGCCTTTGTCGTCATATGTTTATCCCTTTCTTGATTACAAATATATTATAAGTTATAGCTTAGATAATTGCAAGTGCTTTTAGAAAGTTTTTTCAGAAAATGCTATAATAAAAAGAACTCAAAAGATGTTGGGCTGCTTGCCACCATATCTTCATGAGTCCTTGGTATTTTTAGCCTAGATGCTCGTCTAACCATCTTTTGATTAAGTATAGAGCTACACCAACGGCTACATCATAGGCAAAATTGCCAATGATCGTGGATAAAAGGATAAAAATCACTTCCTTCATGGCTAATAATATATCCTTGGTTAAGGGATATAAGCCACTTCATATTTTATAACAAACAAAATAATTAATAAAGTTTTGGTGGGCTGTACCAGCCGTTAAAAAACTTGACATTAATTAAGTAGCTGATATATTATTGATTTGTGGATAGAAGGATAGGTCCTTCTTTCGAGGTTGGTTACCTCAATTAATGCAATGTCTTTCATTGTCGTTTGTCTAGCTCGTTATCGCTAGTCGTTTCTGTCCTGTGTGGTGCTCATGCAGGGCTATTTTTATACAAAAAAATAACACCCGTCGGGGAGACGGGCGTAAATATAATATAGGGGTGACATCTACATCACCCACAATTAGCATATCATTAATAATAGATTTTTTGACCAACAGAAATCCGATTAGCGTTCTTGATACCGTTCTTTTTCTGCAAGTAGGCAACTGAGTAGCCTGTTAGATAACTAATGTGGCTTAGCGTATCGCCTGACTGTACAATACGGTAACGTGAACCTTTGCTTGATTTAGACTTCTTAGCTGTACCATTGATCTTGAGCTTTTGACCAACCTTGATCATATTCCAGTTAGAAATGTCGTTGATACTTGCCAACGTTGCGGTGGACATACCGTACTTCGTAGCGATTCCTGACAATGTATCACCCGACCTAACGGTATATGTGGATGATTTAGCTTTCGGCTTGGCTACTGGTTTCTTAGCTGGTTTAGCAGGTGTGATCTTGCTACTGCCTTTTGCGTAGGCTTTCCATTGTGCAGGTGTTACGTAATAAACTGAGTGATCTAAGGGCGTGCTGCTAAACTGCCACCCAAATACTGTCATACCGTGGGCATTATAGTTAGATTTCGGCTCGCTAAAGCTTGGATAATTACTATATGGATATTGCGCAATCCAGAGCGCATTAGTCTTCTTGACATATGGAGCAACTTGACCAGCACCTTCTGAACCCGTGTAAATGACGCAGTCAATGCCCGTTTTGGCTTTTACACGATCAACGAATTGCTTAACCCACTTGCCATTACCGTAAGCACTATTTTGCCCATTTTCCCAATCAAGAAATAGAACTGCTTCGCCAATGTATCCTTTAATATTTTTCAGGAAGTAATCGGCTTCAGTGGTAGCATTCCCACCACCCGCATAGTGGTAGACCCCCAAGAGCTTGCCATTCTTTTTTGCATTTTGATACTGTGCGTCACACTTAGGATTAACATAGCCTGTTCCTTGCGTAGCTTTAACCACAGTGGCTTGTGCGTTCTTATTAACTGCTTGTGCTACCGTCTGATAACTAGCGACATCGATTCCATAGATTTTACTCATGTTCGTCTTCCTCCTTCTTGTCAGTAGGAGCTGTTAAGATACCGAATGCCGTCAGTGCTGAAATAACTGCACTAATTACGCCTGAAACACTGGCTACCGTGTTATTATCTATGTTTACGCCCAATGCACTTAAAACGCCTGTGATTGCTGCGATAATTGCACCAGATAGCGTTAGCCATGCACCGGCTGATTTATGGTTAAAATTAAGTTTCATTTTTGTACTCCTTTCACTAGTTCTGTAAGTCGTTTGACTTCTTTAGTTAGATCGTTGATTGTTTCTTGCATTTCGTCTAATTTATTGTGTAATTCAAGATTTTCTTTGCGAACTTGAATTAATTCTTCACTGGTTGATTTGAGGTCTTTGTTTGCCTGCCTCAATTCTTTCATGATATCCACATCGCTATTTCGCCAGTTTCCTTTCAATGTGATCAATGCAGCAGCAATACTTCCAACAAGCGTGATCAGTGCGACCCAGATTCCTGTTTGCATTAAAAATCACCTGCCAATATATCGATCCAGAAACTGACTGCGACTGCGAAAACCAATGCTGTCTGCATTGTAAACATTTGTGAGAGTAGATAGTCACGATAGGCGAATAAAGCAAAATAAGCCATCCAAATGCCTACACCCGTCACTAGGAAGATAATCTTGCCTTTAACCATGTGACGCTTGCTAAACGCCACATATAAGCCGAATAAGGCAAGTGTAATTATTAGCTCCAGTAAGCCACTATCAAACGCATGACGCACTACATAATAATGACTTTGTGCGGGTACACCCTGCAATTCTTGAAACTTCCCGCGCCACATAAATAAGGCCAACACTAATGTCGTGAATGCCTTACTGATAATATTTCGATTATGGACAAATCGCTGTTTTATTGTCCAAGTTTTCTCATCTGCCATATATACACCTTCTTACTCTTTCTACACAAAAATAGCCGCCCTTGCGTACTGTGATTTTCGTAGGCGACTTCAAAAAATTATTCAGCGGTTTCTTCTGCCGCCTCAGGGTAGTCTTCGCCGACAATATCCTTGTAATCTTCTTTAGTCATAGCGCCTTTTTTGACCATAGCTTGTTCGTCCTCTTTGGTCATTGTGTTCCAATTTTGATAAGCAAATTTAAATACTAATAACATTATTCATTACCTCCCATAGCGATAGCGGTGATTACTTTTTGCAACTGTTTAATTTCTTCTTCCGTATCAGCATACTGTTTTCCTAAAGATGTCAAAGCTTGTTCAATGTCGCTTGGACCCACTGGAATTTCACCATCGGGCAAAGGATCGTCCTTGTGTACATCTTCGTATTCATCGGCAGTTAGACCAACCCATTTTTTGCCGTCCCACTTCGGGTCATAAAGGCCAGTTCCGTCTTCGGCAATTGGTTGAATGTCAGTAGCATTTGCAGGCATTTCTTCGTCGTCTGCGATTAAATCAACACTTGTAAATATTTTAGTTTTTGGGTCGTAGAAATATATTGCTTTCATTTAGACACCCCTTTCTATCTATGTGGTGCAATGTAAGATGTTGCTAGTTGAAGCCTTGTATCAGGTTTGATTTCTTTGACTTCTGGGAAAATATTGACTTTGCCACTGTCAATAGTCCATCTAATATTGTTATTGCCTACGAAGAAGTTATTACCGTTAAGTTTAATTTTTTCAGGCATTCTAGCCACTGTTATAGGGTCATATGTTTTCAGTGTCTTATTGATACCTAAATCGATCTTCATGTAAACACAATCAACATCTCCGACTTTGAACTTTCTAAAACCTGTATATTTGTTCTTATCGGCGTTATGTTTAACTCCCCAATCAAAAGCACCATTTACAAATGTAAAGCCTTCAGTGGTCCAATCAGTATCACCAGCTTCTGACGTAAACTTCTGATCAAGGTCAATCACCCCGTCAGCTTTTGTCTGTGGATAAACGTCATTACTATCTGCGTCTTGAATACGTCCGATATATGCTGCCATATTTTACACATCCTTTACTTTTACGAGCTTGATACTGGAATCACCAGCAGGACCTTGAGGACCTTGTTTACCATTTTCCCCGTCCTTGCCAGCAGGTCCTTGTTTTCCGTCAGCACCGTTTTTGCCATCTGCGCCTTTAGCGCCAGTAGCACCTTTAAGACTAGCAAGCCATTCTTTTTCTGTCCCTGTGTAGCCATTTTCTTGAGCTACTTCATAAGCAGATAAACCAGGGTCGCCTTTTTCACCAGTACCACCAGTGCCGCCCCCATGTGCCTTAATAAATTTTTCTAAATCAATGATAGCGTCGGCGTGTGATTGCGGATAAAACTGCGCTTCACCACCATTACCGTCGTCTTTCATCATCTTGTAAACTTCTGTCATTTAATTTCACTCACTTTCACGTAAGAAATCTTAGAAACTGGTTGAATAATTAACGGCAACTCCCAACTATCACCACCGCCTGAAACAGTCTTTTGAACTTCATATTTGAGCGGTAAGCTTGATGTTGTAAAGCCATTAAGTCGCAGATTGCGTGCGTCTTTGTTCGCTACGTCTGCGGCATAAATCAAGTGATACATTTCTTTTTGCATAGCATCTAAACGTTCTTTAAGTGTTTTGTACACCTTACCGTTAATGTCGATACGTGCATTTTTTAGCTCATCTATATCGGTATCACCAGCAATAGTGTCCTTCCACTCGTCAGATAATCTGTCTGCTAACTTTTGCAGCTCTTGAGCCACTTTTTGATCGTCAAAATACCCAGCAAAAACTTGCTCGATAATACGTGCGATCGTTTCGCGAACATCAACACCATACATTTTTTCACGAATCCACGTTGCTAGTTTCTTAGCTGATTCAGGTAACTTGGATTCGTCCACGTCGTCAGCTTCGACTATATGTGTCGGATCACGATAATTAACTTTTTTAGCCATTTTAGCCATGTACTCACTCCTTTACTTTAAATATTGTTTTTTGAACCGTTCGGAAGGTTCTGTACTCATATCAACGTCGCCTGTAATACCCTTGACCCGACCGACTGATGTATATTGCCATAAGTCATAAGGGTGGGTAGGTTTCCTTGAATTTCCAACTGTACCGTCGTTTTGACCATAACTAGGTAGCCAGATAGAACCAGCACGACCAACGTTCAAGTTGAATTGGCTATATAAATTATTTGCGATATATAGAACGATCTTGCTGTCTGGTACGCCTAATTTATTAAGCTGATTCATATATGCTTCGACACCACCACGCATAGCACCGTAACTGTTACTCATCTCCAAGGTTTCAACGTCGATCATGTAGAAAGTTGGTTGTTTACGGTTTTCCACTGCACCTTGAGTCCGATTGTAGAAGTTGCGTGCTTCTGCCTGTGCGTCCGCATTAGATTGTCCGCGGAAGAAGGAGTAAACTGCATAATTTACACCGGCCTTAATGGCATTAGGAATGTTTCGTTTGTAACGCAAATCTTCGTGTGTGGTTCCGTCTTGGACACGAATAGTGGCAAGGCTAACATCATCGCTTTTAACTTGGCTCCAATTTATCCCAGCCTGAAATTCAGAAATGTCAATGATCTTCCCAACGTGAATAGGTTTATTATTACCGCCACCGTTGTCGGGGGGAGTAGGAGGACTGGTTGAAATATCGTTGATTTGTTTTTGCAAATCTTTAATGATCTTATCCATGTCTTCGCCTTGACTGGCCAGCTTTTTAGCTTCATCTTTCCAGTTCTTATTGATCGCAGATATTTTGTTATCGTAGCCAGCAACTATTTTCTGCTGGGCTATTAACTGGCGCCGTAATGCGTCCGTTTCAGCTTGGCGTTGCCGTTGCTGCATTTTCTCATACGATCGCAAATTCATAGTATCCTCTCCAATAGTCAAGGAAGAGCTAGAAATATTTAGAAAGTCGAGGCTCATACCAGTTATGCGCTCCGTCATATCTATTCCTTGAATAGGATTGACAATGCGGACCATATCCCCCAGCTCGAACTCGTCGAAACTGTCCGGTTTGATATGTGATAAATCGACGTAACCCAACTGAATTTGAGTTTTTAGGTTCTTTTGATTTTTCAGTTCAGCCTGCCCTTTAGTTTTTAGTGCAGCGGCGGTTGTCACGTCGTCCCAAACGACCGTTTTAACGTGAGTGCCGTATTCCTGAATTAAAGTATTATCCCTTAAATAAATATCTCCTCTATTGACACTAGAAATAGTTAGACGTGGATAAGCTGCGCTGGTGTCTCCGCCTTGTTTTGGCTCTTGAGTAGCACCTAAAGGCTTCAAAACCGTAACGATCTGACTAGGGTCAGTTTGACGTGTTAATGACATCAAATTGCGTCTTAACATAATCGGTTGCTGAGCCACGCCACCTAATTTCGGCACGTAATCTAAAACAAGCTTACCAGCGACTTCACGTAAACGGACCTCTCCGCCCAGTCGACTGACAAGCTTATCTTGAATATTGTCATAAGTGTCCTTAGTTTCGTCAGTAAACCGATAAACATTATCGGTACTATTCGTTACCGTTACATTTCCCAACGATATTTTTTTGTAACTTTCCATTTGTTTGTTATGTTCATTAACTAGCCACGCCAGAAACTGCTTCGGCGTCGTATTATGAAACTCGTGGAAAGGCGGCACGCTATCATGCAGAAAGCCTGTGATATGCTCCGCAGTGATCTGTTTTTGCACATTCCCTGAAGTGTCCATACTATCAGAAGGCGTGATCACCCGACCGTCGAAGAGAAGTTTCTTTTTATCGGGACGTGTAACTTTGATAAACGTGGTGTACATGTTGAAGTTAGCATATTGTTTATGAGTGGGTGGAATAGTTAGCGAAAGAGAGTCAAACGCACTGACATCTTTCGTTACGCTGGCAGACACCAAACGTGCAGCACTGCCGACTGGCGAATTTAAAAGACGTTCTTCGCCATTGAAACCTTGGCGAACGGTTATTCTGTAACCTGTGGCCATTAGATAACCTCCTCGTACCAGTCGAAACTAACGTGTCCTGTTCCAATCAAAGTAATGTTATTTTCTCCGGGCTGAATTAGAATCTCGTCGCTGTTGGTGATGCCTTTGGCAACAGAAAATACTTCGCCCCCGATAGCAACTTTAAATGGCGCATTTGTTTCTAGCGTCAATGGAACTGCCACATTACTGTTATTGATCAGTAGAACATCATCACTGCGCTTAACATCGAACTTCGTGTACTGTGCTACATCTAAATCGAAACGGAACGGGTCCCACTCGTCGGTAGTATTAGCGTGGTGGAAGCGATAAGGATAGCACTGAAAAACAATCGTTATATATGAATAAACGGAAAACTCTTGAATCTGTGGTGCTTGCTGCACTTCTCCCAAATAATAGAAGTCGGGCATTACGTCGTCTTCAAGCTTGATCTTACCTGCTGGCGACATTAACCAGTTAACTATCTTAGTCCAAGCCAGATATAGCTCGTCCCGATTGTTATAACCAACTGGTATTTTGCAAGGAAAAGTAATTGTACGTTCTCCAAAGTTATTGGTACCGTAAACGTCAGATAAATCGAGCAAGCCGTCCGCATAGGGCAACTGTACGGTAACCTTGTTTTTGGCTGGTAAAGTCATCGACTTCGTACTTAACACGCGCAAACCAAAGTCAGAGGTATGGTGTCCGTTAAACGTGAAACCATATTTAGTTGATGTTTGCATTGATAGCTAACCCCCTGTCACTGTATATTTGCCGTTGAACGCGTTGTGCTGAACCATAGCCCTCATATGTTTTCGAGAAACTTGAACCATCAACAGTCAGGTTCTTATCTGCAATTTCACCCAATAGTTGCTCCACGTGATCAAGCTTAGAATTATAATCAATAATCGGCTTATCATTTGAGCTATTGCTTTGAACAACGTTGCCGTTATAATGTGGCATTAAACCGCCGCGACCATTAGAAGCCTGTGCGCCTTTAACAATGCGCGAAATCTTAGCACTCATTGAATTAGGTGCATAAGCTGCACGTTCGTTCAGAGCGTCCACAATTAAGCCGTCTGCACTATCACGCTGCGAGTTGATAATACGCTCAGGGTTCTTTTCAGAAACACCAATAATTGACGGCTTAGTAATATGTCCGCCGTTGTCATACCAGTTATGAGATAGATGGAATCGTTTAGCGGCTTGTGCGCTACCATAGCGACCATGAACGTACTTAGCCATCCACTTTAATTGTGTCAGTGGGTTATTACGCCAGTCAGAACCTTGGGAGTTGTACTTGCTTGCAGGTAATGCCTGTGCAAGTCCATAAGCTCCAGAACTTGGGTTTGTGGCATTAGTACGCCAACCTGATTCTTTGCTAACTAACCAATTAGCGGCATTTATTTCACTAGGCTTAAAACCAGCTTGTTTAAGCCAATGGCTGTGTGAACCACTAACATGCCCACCACCACCGGTACCAACATCACCAGGTCCCCACATACCATTAATGTGCAAATGATCGTAGTGGTCATGGTCACGCCATGGTGTCCAACGATTGGCGCCTTCACCTAGGCCATTAAACTTAGACCCACGTGTCTTAATTTTTCCTTGCGTAATAACATAGCCGATTTGTTTTTTGAAATGGTCAAACACCCAGTTAGCCGGTTTCCAGTATCTGCTACTATGCGAAACACCAGGAAAAGCAATATCAACAGCTTGGTGCTTGCCATGATAGCTTCCTTTACCTGGGCGATAACCGGAAGTATATACCATGCCGAACTTCTTCATAGCTTTTTTAGCAATGTTCCATAAATAAGCATAAACACCATGAGCACCCATTTTTCCATCAAAAGAACCGCCTACATCATCGTGAGCAGTCTTTAAGTCTTGTAGCATTTTCTTGAATTGTTTCCAGATACCATTAACAAAAGCCTTGTTAGTTGCAGGCGTGAAATTAGTTATAAACTTCGAACCTGTAACCTTACCCATCGCTTTAGAAGTAATGTTCTTCAGCGACTTAATCGGGTGCTTGATGAAGTTAACAATACCGTCCCACTTATCCTTAAACCAACCTGTTAAGTTACTGAACCAGTTTTTAGAACCACCAGCATAATGTGCGATAGATGAACCAAACATGCCACGACTAGCACCATGTGGGATAACTGTTTCGTCACCTTCAAGATTGATCAACGCGTTCTTACCTTGAACCTTATAGGCATGGCCACGTTTCAAGATAGCTTCTTCACCGCCACCATCGTTGACCATAGCAACACCACGATAGCCAGAACCACCATGAGCTAACTTATGAATCTTACCGAGGGCATTCTTAGAACCACCAAATGTATGAATAACTTTGTTAATGCCACCAATACCGCCGTTAATAAATCCAATGGCACCATTGATGCCGTTCTTAACGTGTTTCTTGATTGATTTTTTAATGCTCTTGAATATGCCCTTGACGCCTTTTCCAAAACCACTGAACGCTTTGGTAAGCTTTCCAAGACCGCCACCAGTGAGTTTGTTAAGTGAATCGTACATCCCTTTGAAATGGTCATGTGCGCCTTTTTTAATGCTTCCACCAATTCTAGAAATGTCTTTCCCTAAACGTCCCCAATGACCACTGACTACATCTTTCATAGTTTTGGTGATTGCTTTGTTTGTCTTAGCACCATTTCTAAAGTCACGCTTAGCAGTTGACCACATAGATTTGGCTGCGCTAATAGAGCGCTTTTTCATATTATTAAAATAGCCAGCAACAGCACTTCTTCCATCGCGAGAAGATTTTTTAACAGCTGACCAACCACGAGAGAAATGTTTCTTAGTAGAGCGCCACATGTTCTTGGCTTGGTTAATAGAGCCTTTTCTCATTGTATTGAAGAACCCTCTTACTCCTCCGCCACCTGCTTTGGAAGCTCTCTTAATGTTACTCCAACCCTTAGAAAAGTGCCTTTTAGTTGAACTCCACAGGTTCTTAGCGTGTTTAACTGCGCTTTTCTTCATACTGTTAAAGTGAGATACAATGGCTTTCTTGCCATTCTTAGTACCTTTTTTAACTGCATTCCAACCATTGCTGAAATGCTTCTTAGTACCGTTCCACAAGTTCTTAACATGTTTTACGGCGCCTTTGTACATTTTGCCAAACCATTTTGTAACGCCTTTAAATATTTTCTTAGCAGATTTAACGATACCATTAACAAATTTGCGGAACTTCTTATTGTGCTTATACAGTTCAATAAATCCGACAACTACGGCTGCAATTGCGGAAGCCAGCAAAATAAACGGGTTTGCTTTTAAGAAATTGAATGCAGCTCTTAAGCCTCTTCCGGTTGCCTTTGCAGCACCAACTAAGCCTTTCATAGCTAACTTAGCACCTTTGGTAGCAACATGAGCGGTGTATGTGATTGCCTTTTTAATGCCTCGGCCAGAAGCCTTTAGCACTTTTCCAAGACCTGATACTGTTTTTTTAGCAGCACTTGTCACGACTTTAGCAGACCAAGTGATTGCTTTTTTAACACCACGTCCACTAGCCCTAAAGGCTTTTCCAAGACCACCAACAACTTTTTTTGCTGGCCCTGCTGTTACTTTAGCTGTCCATTTAAGAGCCTTTCCAATGCCACTACCAGCTTTTTTAGCAAATCCTCCAAAAGTTTTGATCGCGTTCTTAGCATCAATAAATTTTTTAGGAATGCTTCCAATAACACCCAAAAATTGTTTTGCTTTTTTTACAGCAAACAAAATCATTAGGGCATCAGCCGCTCTTTTAATAGCAGTCCTATGTTTCCCAATGTCTAATAAAGCATTAGAAATTGCAGCAAGCGGGTCTTTCATAGCTTTTGATTTGCCAGTAAGTTTGCCGAAGACGTTAACTAAATCAGAAAAAATATTTTTTATTTGTTTCCAAATTTCTTTGCCAAAAATTTTAGCAATATAAGCGATACGACTACCGATCAACCCTAAAATAGCGCTCTTGCTTTTTACTTTATCAATCATATTAACAAGCACACCAAAGCCTTTTTTAGCAACTCCAGCCATGCTGTTAATAGCGTTAGTGATATTCTTTTTACCAATTGCATCAATCATGGCCTGTATACCATTAACAACAGTAGATTCGACGTTACCAAAGGCACCTTCAAATGCTGCGGTACCTTTTGCATATTCCTTGGCTTTGTCAGTCATACCAAGATCTTTAATGGCTTGATTAAACTCGTCAGCACTTATTTGACCATCTTCCATTGCGTCACGAAAATTGCCAGTAAAAGCGCCATTTTTCTTCATGGCTTCTTGCAATTTACCGGACGCACCAGGAATAGCGTCAGTCAACTGGTTCCAGTTTTCTGTTGTTAATTTACCAGCACCAGCCGTTTGTGTCATGACCATCGCAACTGATTTAAAGTCGTCTTTAGTACCACCAGCAACAGCGGTCAAGTTACCAGCGGCTTCAGTTAGCTTTTCAAAGTTTTTAACACCGTTGGCACCTAGTTGAGCCGTGGTACTTGAAACATCTTTAAGATCATAAACTGTTTCATCAGCGTACTGTTTAACTTCTTTACCAACTGCTTTGATTTTGTCTTTACCAAAGCCAGCCAGTTGCATTGTAGCTTCAAAGCCCTGCATAGCATCAGAAGCGTTCTCAGCTTCTCCAACCAAACTTGTTAAATAGCCTCCAACTTTTTGCAAACCAGAAGCAGCAGCATTACCGATAAATGAACCACCAATGATCTCTTTTAAGTTAGAAAACTTTGATTTAGTTTCTTCGGCTTCATCTTGAATATTATGCAAGCCAGAACTGGCGTTGTCATTCAATTCTAAGTTAGTAACATACTTAGCTGGGATATTGTGCAATAATTTCTCATAGTTGATCACTTCGCCTTTTTCAGCTTTAGCGAGCAATTCAGTAACTGTCTTTTTAGGCAGTTTATTCAATAGCTTATCAAAATTATTAATACCGTGTGCTTGAGCATCAGCAGTTAGACGTGTGATCGTTCTTTTAGGCAAAGTGCCCAATAGTTCATCAAAAGAACGTATCTCGCCACGTTCAGCTTTAGCTTTAAGTTCTGTCCGAGTTTCTTCGGGTAGTTCAGCTAGTAATTCATCAAATGAAGTAATTTCGCCACGCTCTGCCTTTGCTTTTAATGCGGTGCGTGTTTCTTCCGGAACTTCATCTAAAAGCTCGTCAAAGGTCGTTATTGGCTTAGTATTACCATTTGCCAACAACTCGGTACGTGTTTCTTCAGGCAGTGAGTCAAGCAGATCATTGAAATTAACAACTTCGCCCTTTTCGGCTTTAGCCAATAATTCAGTGATCTCTTCTTCTGGCAGTGCTTCAAGTAAAGCGTCAAAATCAGTAATGCCCGCGTCTTCAGCTTCAGCTTTTAATTCAGTCAAAGTCTCGTCGGGCAGTTTTTCTAAGTTGGACTTAGCATTGGCAACTTTCTCACTTAAATTGCTGTCATCGCCTTCGATGGACTGTTTAACAGGGTCAGAAAAATCATTTTTAACCTTTTTAGCAGTTGAGCCTGACTTATCACTGACCTTTTCAGCATTAGCGTCAAAATCTTCGCTTAACTGATCACCAGTGCCTTGACCAACATCTTGTAATCGTTTATCGACCTTGTTAGCGTCGGCCATGATCTTATCGATCGCCATATCAATATCAATTCTTATACGTCCATCACTTGCCATTTACTCACCCGCCTTTCGTGTAAATCTATTAAACATGTTATCAAGTGCCGCTTCGTTTCTTTGTTCTTGCGCTCTAACAGAAGCCTCATCAGTTAAAGCATAATAATCTTGCAGTTGTTGAATTTCTTGTTTTTGCTTAACATCTTCGATCTGTCCAACATCTGTTTCGCGTATTTGTATGATCTGACCAAACCACGTTTTATCATTCAACCCATGCAACAGCGCTTTAAACTTATCCCAATGAAGATTACCTTGTTCATTGATCAAGTCAATATGATACTGCTGCATAAAACTAGAGTAGATCGCTTCAGCGTCCTGCTCATATGAGAATGAACGTGCTGAAACGTCACCAGAACCACTAGAAGCACCATAGGAGCTTTCGTTGATGTAAGACGCAACCTTTTCCACTCCCTGAACTAAAAGCTCTGTATCACTGTTATTTAGAACGTAATTAACGGCGTCACTATCAAAAAATACTTCAAATGCAATCAAAATTTTGTTCGATTCACTAACGTCTTGATCGTCCATTAACTTGTAGAATTGCAAAACATTATCAAAACACAAATTAAGCCGGTAAGTTTGCCCTTGATATTCAAGGGTTTCCTCCGGTTTGTCTGTCAAACTAAGCATTCAATCACCGCTTTTTAGCGTTCTGTTTGTTGTTTTTAGTATATTGTTTTTCTTTGGAACGACGTTGTTCGCGGTTATCACGTTCAGAAGCTTCTTGTAACATGCTAATAGCTTGCCACAACGCATTGGTATCTTCGTGATAATGTTCAAAGATTTCTTGACCAGCGCCTTGTTCAATATAATCATCAAAGAAGTTAATAGCCGTTTGATTTACTTGGTCCATGATTTTGTTGGACTCTTCTTTGTCTTGATCAACAGAAAATTCATCGATCTTAGCATTACCGTTTTCATCTTTTTTAGTCAGTTCATCAATCTTTTTGAAGTAACCGCCCATTTCAGCCATCGCGTCGATCGTGGCACGTTGGAACTTGTCGTTGAAATAAATATTATAGGTTTTACCACCCAAAACGACTTCGGCACCATTTTGAATCTTTTCATCAATGTTTAATTTAATTGCCAATGTGCAATACCTCCATAGGAAAGCCGCGCCTTGCGGTATTATGATTTTCTCACGCGACTATTGTTATTTATTCTTCTAAGGTAGTCTCCCCGACGATCGCCTCACCGACCACCGGCGGGGTATTTATTCCCCCGAGTTGTCACCATTGCCACTGTCGTTATCACTGGCTTGTTTAACTTGAGGTTCGCCGTTGTAGGTAAATGTCACGTTAAACGTTTGTTTGGCATTTGGCGCACCACCAGAAGTAACGATTCCTGACAAAGTACCCATACCAGTAACAGTTGAGCCGTCGGTACGTGTCCATCTCAAGAGAGTTTTACGTTCATTACCAAGCGTAAATTCTTTGCTGGCCACGAAGTCCTGTGCAGGGTCTCCTTCTTTACGATGTCCCGCAAATTCAAGCTGTTCACGCATACCAGTTACATCGTCAGATTCGTAACCGCCACCGTCGTAATAAGCAGAGTTATCTACGGTTTCGTTAGAAGTAGGAGTAACAGAGTTAATCCCAGCAGCTAACGGCGCCCAATCAGCTTTTTCGACATCATCCATAGTTTTATTACCAGCAATATCAATTTCATACCGGTTTAAATGGTTAAGAGTAAAATCTCCAATTTTATCAGCCATAATTTAATTGCTCCTTTTATATCTATTTTTTAAAACAGTGACCCCGATTTCGAGGCCACATCTTACTGTTTTCAGGTCAGCCATTAATTCAGCTGGCGCAGATTGAACTTCAAGTGTTTCAAACTCAAAGTCCTTGGTTACTTCTTGACCTTTTTCGTCGTATTCTTTTAGGTCAGTAATACTTTCTAAGTAATCACTGATCACAAATAACTGTTCTTGTGCCTTCTTCAATGCACTGTAATCACCAGAAGCAACTTGCATAGTGATTTCAAAGTTATATAGCACGTCTTGCGTACCGTTATAATCTTCATCTACCACATGCGAGCCGGGCAGACGAGTTAAGGCAATGCTGTTCGGTTTGCGTGGGTCTAGGAATCCAGCAACCAGAGAGATGTTTAGTTCTTTTTGAATATTGTCGGCTAGAACAGCTTGTAAATCCGTTGCCATTATTTCCACCCCGCTCCTGATATAAATGCTTCTTGACACTTTTGCATAAGGTCGTTACGCGCTTTTAATCGTAAGTCCCAGCGCTTAGATGTGCCGGGCGTTGAATAGTTATGCACGCTCGCACCATTAACAACACCATAGAACTGCGCTTTGGCATACGGCATTACATAATCAATATGCGAGCCGTCAACGGACATCGTGGATTGATTACGCAAATTACCAGCTTGTTTTGGTACAAACTGTTCCATTGCTTGGTGTGCGTCGTTCATAAATGCACGCCGACCATTTAACATAGCTTGACGACTCAATTTCTTACGCATACCAGATAAATCAACACTCACATTAACGCCCATTACAGCACCTCCAGTTCGTAAGAAAACAACTCATTGCTAAATGGTTGCCGATTATCAACTAACCGCTCTAAGGTGTACTCATGGCCTTCAAACGCGATAATTGATTGAAGGTTATCTTGCGTAAGTTTAGGCATTGGACTGGAAACATTTGCGTACAAAAAAACAACGGCACTAGCAACTATCTGTCGGTCGTTGTTTGTTCCTTGATAAATTGTTTCTGGTTGAAAAACCACGTGATCAATTTGCACCGGTGTAGCATACTCTGGTTCAGGATAGAAACCATCGCCATCGTCTTCGCCCAGATACTTTTTTAACGTGATCGTTTGTTTAGCTGCATTTTTTGGGAACTTTAACATGAGCAAACACCCCGATAAAGTAGACCCGTTCGAACTAACAATGAATAAGCCACACTGTACAAGCCTGTATTCCCACGTGTGGCCGTTCTGATGTCGCCACTGTCAACTGACGTCCTACCAACTGAAAAGTGCGTCACATTGTTTTGTGCCACTTCATAGGGCGTTGCAACTCCCACATCATGCGAGAATTCAACTTGTAATGCTAAAGCTCGTTTGAACAACTTAGCACGTTCAGGGACATCGTTTTCTAAATCATGAATGCGATAAAAATTCTTGGTCTGCACATCGAACAAAATTTCAGCATACGGCTCGACTTTATCAAAAGCATCTTCATCAGGCACACGAGAGAAACCCATATCGTTATATTCTTTAAATGTTAAATATGCCATGTGCACCTCCGTTAATAACCGCCAGAACAGTATTCTTATTGTTAATTTCGTTGACGATTATATTGTTGAATTTATGAAACGGCCTTAGAATGGCCCTGTCAGCACACTATTCTGCTGGCTTTGCGATTTCTGCTTGGATGATACTTGATAGTTTAGTCTTAACACCTTGTTGGTCTAAAACTTTTGCTAGGTCAATATCGCCGTTCTCGTCAGGAGCGACAGATGAAACAGATTGAACTTTTCCATCTTTACCTGCTGCACCAGTTGCACCTTTAGCTCCTGTTTCCCCTTTGTCTCCCTTATCACCTTTAGGACCTTGAGCCCCAGTTTCACCCTTAGCTCCGTCCTTACCAGCAGGGCCCTGTTTACCAGTTGCCCCAGTATCGCCCTTATCACCTTTAGGACCTTGAACCTGCTGCATTTGGTTCAATTTTTCGGCGGTAATCACATCTTTATCTTTCCATTCGACTGCTTCAGCCATTAAAATCATCCTTTCTTGATTATTGTGCTTTTGCACTGCCCACTTTAGCCGTGCCGACTAGGCTGTTTATTTTCCCGAGTCTTCTCCGTCGCCACCGTTCTTTTTGCCAACACGTACGATTTTAGCGTCATTAGCAATGGCAACAACATAATGTTCGTCAACGTTGACCTTAGTTAATTTACGGTCAATATCACGTTGGCTTTCTACTTGCACACCACGTTTCAGGTAAGTTTGCAAAGCACCAGCCATAACTGCAATAGCTTCGCCTTCTGCCAACTTACGAGAACGTACGATTTGCCAACCAAACAATTCACCAAAGGCACCTGATACTAAGATTTGGTCGCCTAATTCAGTGGCACGTGTCCAGTTTTCTGCGGCTAATTTGCGCAACTTGTTAGCGTCCTTAGGATTCAAGAACAATACACCTGTTGCGGTGTCATCAGTTTCGTAGTTAAAGTCTGATGTGCTATCGATCATTGCGGCAGAAATCTTGTCAGGCAAATCTAAATCAATTTCTGCGTTAACTTGCAAAGGTGCAGTTTTAGCAACTTCTAAAACATCGTTATCGACCTTAGATGCAATTGATAAGCCCAATTGGCGAGTTCCTTCGTTCATCGGTTGACCATAACCAGACAAAACAGCTTCATCGGTTAGTTCAATACCGATACCAGCCTTTTTGATCTTAGCTGTTTGTGTGGCTGTTTGAAGTTGGTTGTACTGAATAGCAGCACCTTCAGCTACGTCTTGCGCATCTCCAATGTATTTGTACCGTGGGATCGTAATTGTATCGCCTGGGCGTCCAGACAGTTCTGTATTTACTGGTGCGATAGAACCAAACCGCATTGCTTTAGGTAATTGAGCTTGAATCATGGTAGCCATAACTTCAGGGTCAATTAATTCCTGTAATCTTGTTAAATCATCAGCCATTTACATATCCTCCTATTATTCTTTTGTGGCTTCTTCATATTCTTTGGGATGGTCTTGCTTAAATTGCAAAATATCCTTGTATGAAGCTTTTGAAATATCGAATTTACCATCGCCACCACCAGCAGGATTCCCCTTTTTGGTAATTGTGACGGTTGGGCCATCATGATTATTTGTATCTTCTTGTTTGAACAAATAATCATTTCCAGCCTTAACATTTTCGAGCTGGTCATCAAGTCCTTTCAAGTTATCGCCATCAACAGTAACCTTGTCTAAGTCGAGTAACGCTTTGACTGCTTTAGTGTTTTTAGCACCAGCGCCCACCAGAGCATTCTCAACTTTAAAGTCTTTAGCCTGTTGATCTAGTTTAGCTTGATAGTCATCTTTGACCTGCTTATTTGTATCTTCGAGTGATTTGATTTGCTGTTTGAGATCATCGTTATCGCCAACATTCTCTTTTAAATCTTTGAGTTGCTTATCACGTTCGGCAATCTGATCATTCAAGCCATCGCGTTCCTGTTCCGCGGAGGCAGTTTTTGCTTGTTCAGCCTGAATGTCCTTACCATGGATAGCCATGATCTTTTTAACAGTTTCCTCATCTACTCCAAGGTCCAATAATTCTTGCTTCTTCATTTACAAAAACCTCCTACGTTTATTTACTGGTCTACGAACCAGAATTTTTGCATGAAAAATAAGCAGTTTATTTAATGGTCATACTCGGGACCATGCTGTTTATTTCTTAATAACTACTTGCTCAAATTGCCGTTGACGTGTTAAGAAATCATTATCCTTAACAATGTCACGCACTTTGGCTTGTTGGTTACGAATACTATGCTTGATTTGATTGGCTTTCTGTGTATCACCAGCACGTTCAGCCGTATCAAACTTATATTTTAATTGCCTAATTGATCGTTGATAATACCGTTGTTTTTGCTGAATACCGGCATTCTTAACCGCTTGTTTCGGGTCATATTGTTCTTGGAAGTTATGGCTCACACCTTCCACATACGGATATAAACGATGGGCGCAATTAATTCCTAAAGTGCCTGCCGGATAACCATACCCATGCTCATAAATTGACGGATATTTGCGGTTATATCGCCCGTCAGTAGTTGGCACTAATGAAACCACTTTGCCTTGAATCTTGGAACACGCTTCACGTGCTGCCGGATGTGACGTCATAACTGCTAAAACAGAATCAAAGTCTTTCATGCTTTGAATGCGTACATCATTAAACGTCCGGGCACTGGTTGAATCTAACACAGTCCGTGTATAGCCTTCTAAGCTCCACTGATGTCCACCTTTATCGATTAGGCTAGTTTTAAGCCCTTTGTCCTGCCACTGATGAATATTGTCCACTAAGGCACGCTGTGGCGTTTTACGGCCTATCTGCATATCCAAAGTCGTCTTATTGATTACATCTTGGAACATCTTAGTAGCAGAGTTTTCACCATAGTTGGTAGTCAGTAACGTTTGATTGACATTGTTATCAATATCTCGGAACGTCTGCCGACTATATGACTTAATTATATCGTGCACTTCAGGACTAATCGGCTCATGTTTGCGCAACATAGTAGCCAACTGACTATTTATCTGGTTGGCAACCGTTAAGCCGTTATCATTGATCAATGCCTTAATTCTGCTTTCTGCTGCACCAGAATAACGACTAACTAACTTAATAACCTCATCAGTCAGACCGCCAAGCTTTTGTAGCATCTTCAAACGCCACTCAAGCGGATGTTCATTATCTTTCATCAATGAGCGAGTGTTCTTAGTGGCGTCGATCAGTAAGTAAAAGATTTGCTGTTGCAAGTCAGCGTATATATCAGCTGTTGCATCAGCTTGTTTCTTGATCATCGTCGGTGTCAGTATCTTCTTCACCATCGCCAGCACCTCCACCAAAGCCAAATGCACCTACTTCTTGGTTAACAGGCGGTTCAGGTGTTTCAGCTTCTACTTCTTCAATAAGTGCTTTAGCCTTATCTTCATCATAGCCAAGATTGCGTTCGATAAAGAGATACTTAGGCATCATTTTACTTTCAACCATTTGTAGGTCTTTGGTGAATTGTGCTTCTTTATCGACATAAACACCGTCATTAAAATCAACAGTAATATCAATTGAATCAATATCGCCACTCCATAATGGCCGGCCATCTTCGAATAGGTTACTTGCTTGTGCTAATTCAAGAATAGACTTGACTAAGCCACGAATAGTTTTGTCAACCTGTGTTAGGTAACTAGAACGCGTCTGATATGTCATTGAGTTATTAGATACAACTTCAGTGGCCGTTTTAAGTCCTTCAGGTGTGGCTGTAAATGTTCCCTGGGATAAGCCAACCTCATTTTCAAACTCGCTGACAAAGAACTCCATTGACTTCTCAAACTGATCGTTACGAATGTTAGTAGTTAGATCAGTGATCTTTAATGAATTAGGGTCGCCATACATAGCTTCATAAACGTTCTGTTCAGTATCAAACATTGGTGGGTGTGTTTGCTCACCGTTGCCAGCAAATTGACCACCAGAACGTAACATTTCAGCAGGAACAGCCACCCGACGTTTGCCCATCTTAATCTCCCATACAAATTGATCGTGCGTTCGGTTAATGGCATCAACTACATTCTTACTGTTATCAATCAAGCCTAACCCAAGTGGGCTTTCTAACGTCTGGTTATTTGCTCCAGGTGTTTTAAAGAACGTAAATAAAGGCTCTTTCAAGCCAGACAAAGTAACTTGTGGCTCAAGTCCAGCATATTCATCTAACATGTCAAGTGGTACTTGATCGCCTACATTATCAGCACTCTCACTCCGATATAGTTCATTAGTAATTTGATAGTCGCCGTTATTTAACCATTGATGGAACTCCAGCAAAGTATAATAAGCTTGTTTATTGTTTTCAGATCGTACCGTTTTACTTGCGATACATGCTTCATTGACTTCGCTGGTGTTAGATTGCAACGGATAGAACTGATCAGCCACTACCCACGCTAGTTTGATTTTATTGCCATCCACATAAGGACGGATAGCACCAGAACCAAACGCAATCCACTTCTCCAGATATTCTTCTAAGGTCGTATAGAACTCTTCATCATGTGCTATTTGATCAAACAAGTCTTGCGCAGCCTTATTATTGATCTGCACAGAACATTGCTCGTTAAAGATAATTGATGCCAAGCGCCTTGCCGCCATCTTGGTCACGTTAATAGACGATAGAGCACGTTTACAATCTTGACCGTATGAGTTCTTGTAGTGTATTTTTTCGAGATTATCAGCATAATACTTCTTAGCTACTGCAATGCGTTCATATTCATTGGGACTAATTGCCACACGATCATCGTCTGTTATTTGCCCTAAGCTTTTAACAACTCCCAATTTTGCACCTCCCCGTCTGAATAGATTTTTGATACTAGAAATAAGGGTCACATTCCCACCTCCAGCTCACGCCCACAAAACGGGCAGAATTTAATGTGTATCATTGACTCAATGCAATCATCAAACAAAGAAATAAGCTGCTTATTCTTAGGATTTAAAAACATAATTGGGTCGCCCATCATGCCGGTTGATTCGTAATATTCTTCTTCCCTATAATCATTACGTGTAAAAGGCATAATACAAATGTCACCATCATCATTCGTTTCTTCTGGTTTGCTTACTTCACAATACTCACACATCTTGTTCGCCTCCGTGTAGGGTCTATTCTTTAGTTTTATATATAAAAATACCCCCGAACAAATCGAGGCAAAAATAAACATTGATTTAATAGCATTCCTTAGGGTCCATTTATAATAAATAACCCCTACCATCTCAAGCCAAAGTCACGTTCATCTGAAATGCAAAGATACATAAATGCATCGACGGTGTGATCTGCAACTTTGATTACTTCAGGATTGTCCGACTGTAATGTCTTTTCATCCCACTGATAACGCTCATGCTCGTGAATGAATATTTCATTAGCAGGTATATTCAAATAAAAGAACCTGCCTTGTGCAAGCAAATCCTGTGTACGGTCAATCATATCCGCTTTCTTTAATTTGTGTACCTTATACCAATGGATACCGTAATCTTTATAGAACTGGTTATCCAAAGCGCCTTCAGCACTATCAATCGTCATTCTAGTTGGGTTCATATGATATTGTCCTGTTACTTTGTTGATAAAATCATATAAGTCCTTTGACAAATCAGACGGCGCTTTCTTGTTTGATTTACCTTCAGGCGAATAGTAATAGGTATCTAACAGATAGACATTGCCCTTGTTAGTCAATCCGTATGCTCCGCACGTGGTAGCACTAACTTCATGACCTGTATCAGCAGAAAAGTATAAGCTCATAATGTATTGGTCATCTGGTAGTTCATCAGCAGCATGAAACAGGTTCATGTTGTACACGTTCGTCCCTAATCCAACAACTTCGCCTAAATACAACCAACGATAATAGTCGTAATCATTCTGCTTATATTTATCAATCAATTTTAGTTGTTGGTTAGTAGTAAAGCCCAGTTCATCGTCAAGGTATGTTGATGTATCAACTAAATAATCAGGATCGTTTTCTTTATCGGTTACCCATTCGTTGACCCAATCGTAAGGATTGCGTGGAGGGTTATAGCTAAAGAATATTTGCACTTGATCAACATACGGTGACTTATTACGGATAAATGTTGGTATTGATTGGTCAAATACTTCAGGGCCTTTTACGTTTGCAGCTTCTTCAAACCACAAATCAATAATGTTTGGCACTGTATTAGACTTTAATTTCAGCGGATTATCCGCACCGTAAAAGTAGAACGTTGAGCCAGTTAATATATGCACGATTCTCAACGGACTAGAACGTGGCTTAAACTGTCTTGACATACCAAACTTATCAATAGCCCAAAGTATTTGTTCATAGACGGAATCACGTAAGTTAACGGCATTCTCTCGAATGCAAACGACGTTAGCCTTGTGCCCGTCTTTTATCTGATCGAGCATATTAAGAACTAACCGCATACTGATAACAGATGATTTAAACGAACCACGCCCGCCTTTAGCAATAATATAAGGACACTCTGCGTACCATAGGACACTGAAATGTGGGTTTATCTCTTTATCCAAGTTAATTTCAACTGTCTGCATTTTCATCTTCCTTTGGCACATTATTATTAATGACTATCCGAGTATTATCGCCAGTTGCTTCGTTGATTTCTCTTGCTTTAGCTTCAGCAATATCAGCTTCAGCTTTAGCCTTGCGAACTGATTGCTTAGACATTTCAGGACTATCACCGTCAGCAGAATAACCAGCCATGTTCAGAATAGTTGTACTGGACTGTAAGCGAACCATTTCAGACTTAGCTCCAGTTGCTAATTTGTGGATTTGCTTAATAGCATCAGGCACGTAACTATCAATTGCTAATGAACGATACTCACGTTCTGCTTCTTGGAAGTCTTTATCTTTTTTCCACTTAGCTAAAGTGGTCCTTGAGCGGTGGACTTCTTTAGCAATTTGCTCGTCCGTTAGTTTATCTTCAAACAGTAAGATAACGGCTTTCTTATGATTGGCGTCCATCTTTGAAAAAACGCCATTTCGTAAAGTTTTGTCACTCACATCAAGAACTCACCACCTTTCAGTTATATGTATCTACAAACACGTCCACACAATCAGCCACACTATTAACAGCCCACCGTAATACATCACAGCGAACAGTACGACCAAGGCTAGAAGCACGGCTAATGTAGTTAGTAATTAGCCTTAATTACTTGTCGTGGTTTTAAACCATTGAGCCCGTCATCGAGCTGTACCATTAAGCCTTTTTGAATGTTAGTATCTTCTACCAGTTTAAAAGCTTCGTATGCTTTTAATTGAGCTTTTTTACGTAATGTAATTAAAGTATCGTATACCCAATTCTGAAACTCTTGTGCTTGCTTTTGTCTTGAATGGAAAACTGCTTCAAAAATTCCTTTTTCAGTTAATACTTTAATTTGTCTTTTGCTCCCCGAAATGCCTTTATATCGGGTTACGTCCACATTATGGAGTATGATATTTCATGCTTTTTGAGCTACTGGGTAAGCAATAACCTATGTATTTCTCATTGCATTAAAAAAGACGCCTTTCAGCGTCATGATAATAAAATTTACTGTTCTTCGTTTTGATAATCACTGTTGAATTTAAAATTAATCATCAATAACATCTGCACAAAATCTAAAATAAGTTTAGCGTCCTCTTTATTTTTGGATGTCTGACTATGTGTTGCACTGTTTCCTTCCGTCCTAATTTTGTCTATCCAATCCCTACTTTTCGAAGGAACGTAACCATTATTGACTAAGTAATCAACATAGTACACAAAGCCTTTTCCATCGTCTGCTCCAAAATAAATAGCAGTATTTGCTAATATTTTGCGAGAAATAAGAATAACTCCTGTAAACGCTCCGGCTTTATATGAATTTCTAGCTTCATCATAGATCTCTTGAACGTTATCAGGAAGACCTTCTATGGGTATTCCGTATGCTGCTCCTGGAAGCATTTTTGCACCTTCTTTATATGATGGTCGACCACAATGGGGGCAAATATATACTGCACTGCTTGGTTGCCATTCGCTACTATAATAAAAACCAATGTCACTTCCTACTTCTTTACCACAATAACCACAAATATAATTCGCTGAATCCAGTCTGCTTAAGTTTCCCCATTCTTTTGGTATCAGATTGTTTTCCTTTAGTTTCATTTCATTCACCTCATACCAATAATACAAAAGCCCAGCTGCAATAGCCAGGCTTTCTTGAGGTAAACAAAACAACCAAATTATTTAGTGTCGCTTGTTGAAACGACTATGTACGCCCCGAACCCTTAACGGGGCAATAACAGTAACGGAAATCGAATCCGTTGTGACTTTAATTCAGTTGTAAGAATAAGTTTAGGAGTCATATTAATGTCTATCATTTGTTTATGTGCTCACGCCTACCAGGCACTGCTACGGTTAGATCGTGCTAACCACACTATAAGATTTCCAAGGGAGAAAAAATGCGGGAATTCTTTTAAGCTTTTTGTAAATTATAGTTTGGCGGTGAACCACCACCGCTAAAGAAAGCAGGTATTAAATAAAACAAGAATTCTCATACAAAACAACTTAACTAAGCTTTTTTGTATATTACAAATATACAACACTATTTAGGGTATTTTGTGCAGTTTTTGTGCAGTTTCATTTGTTCAGTCTTTCCATGACTGCATCAATAAAAGCATTCTTGTGGTCATACACGCTTCTTCGCGATAGCCCAACCATTGCAGCTATTCCATCAGCATTATATCTTTGGTCTTCTCTCAAATAAAACTCATAGATAATATCGTAAGTTGTATTATCCAATAAACTGCGTACTTGCTTATCCACACATTTGCCTAATACATACGATACTGCTTCTTGTTGCTTGTACAATGCCTTGAGTTCAACGTCTGCATCTAATTGTTCAACTGACCGCTCAATTGATTCATTACGGACATTCTGCGCACGCCCACCGTTGATGTTCTCATCTTTGAATTCTTGATAAGGATGTAAGATAGCTTGACGGCGTTCGTGTATCAAACGATTAAGATGTGGATAGTTCTTGATAACTTCGATTGTTTCTTCTCGTGTTGCCAATAGATTGCCTCCTAAAATATCCTGAATAACTGATTCAATTTCTCATCTAAATCACATGCTCTGCGTTGTGCCTTTGTCTGATACATCTTCGGACCAATGCGGCGATAAACTAATCGCTTAAATATCTTCACAATCACGCATCTCCTTCCAAGTCAGGATTTTATATTTTGGCTTTTCTTGCTTAGCATCTCTACTGAGTTTTCTCGCTGTGATGCCTAAATGCCTAGCAAGCTGTGTTAAATTCTCATAGCGCTTAACATCACCATTCTCAAACAAATAACGATATCTCCATCGCTTTACAATCTTCTTATATGCCTCTTGCATGTTGTAATGCTTGAACAAACGGCAAACATCACGAGCATTCATTCCTGGGCTGTAGCGTTCTAATCTTTTAGCAATTGCATTAACACTTTCGGCATTTTCTGATGCTTCAATCAACATTTCTTGCGTAATCATAGATGTTTTATCCTTACGTTTACGTTTCAGGTCAACACCGTATTTCTTAAGAACTCGATATATTGGCGTATTGCTGTTATACCCTAGATCTTTAACAATTTTAGTCACTGGTACACTAGATTGATATTGTTCAACGATATATTTTTCTTTTTCTGCCTTGTTCAAATTAATTAAGTCTTCTCTTGGGATTACTACTTTTCCCGTAGGATTTTCTCGCGCTTTAACTTCAGGTCTTTTATATAGCTTGCGGTATGCGATCACATTCGGGTCATGCTCAACTTCGGGATTATCCCAATGATGATAACCATACTTGCGATCTAAATACTTAACTAATTCTCTTGTGCGTTCTTTAATGTCCTCACGTGTTAATATCGCTGTCATATACGTTCCCTCCCATTTGGAAATTCTTTTGCATATTCTTGCTGGTACCACAGACAATATTGCTTAATGACCGCTGCTTCTTCGAGGTCATTTAACATGCTGTATTCTTCGCTAGTTGTGTAAAAATCTATTGCGGAATTGCCTATACACGATAGGTAATCAGATAAGCTTTTAAATGACGTACACATATATTTTATTGAATATTGTTTTAAATCTTCTAAAACTGCGTTCATTTCTTTCTGATGTGGATATTGATTCACGTCTTTCAACTCCTTGTATTTATTTTTTAATCGATTAAAACGCCCCGCAACGGTAACGATCCGTTGTTAAAACCAATTCGGGACATAACTGCCGACGGGCAAAACAAAACAAACTTTAAAAAGGGCGTTTCCTTCTTTCTGTAATTTGATATGTCGGCAGATACTAGCTAGCTTGGATAGCGTAAATTTATCTAGGTTAATTAAATATATTGAGATATTTAAAAGGCCCATCACTCTCTTTTCTATAATTTGAATTTCCTCACTAGCTAAATGCTGGGGATGAAGTTTTGAAGTTTTTTTGGAGATGCTTTCCACACATCCTCTTTTTTATTTTTCCCAGCATATGAGCGAGAGAGTTTTGGCACTCAAACGCCCCATTAACGTGACCTAATTTGCGCTTTGATTTGTGAGTATCTAAGCACTTAGATCAACGTGTAAACTTGTATCATCTTCTTTCTTTCAGCCAACTTTTTTGTCTCGATTGTCGGTTCGAGCGATTATGCAAAAATATTTGTTGGCCTTACTCGCTTTGCCGTTATCATAAGCAAGCTGTGGTCGGAGCTGAGAAATAATTGTTGATACCTTTTTGAGTTTAGGCTTGATTGCTCCGACTAATGAGCAGAGTGACTTTGACACCACAATGCCCTAAATTTCTAAAATACTTTTTCTCCGTCAACTTCCACGATTGCCTTGTATAACACTTCATCACGTTCTAATTGAGCTAATTTTGTATAAGCTGTCAATGTATCAGTATCAGCTAGTTGTGCAATATGGCGCATCACATCAGCAACACACGCATCTTCTAATCCACATGTAACAACTAACCAGTGATAGACTTTTTGCTGATTTTCATTCATTTTTGTCACCCTCCAATAATTCTGGATTAGCATGAATATTGCCAATTACATAGCAATCTTTTGACAAGTTCATTCTTTTTGGTATCGGATGTTCATCGTCGAATTGCTCTGGCTCGTCAGTAAATATTTTTGTAATAACTACACCTTGAGAATTCCAAATTCTAACTGTCCCCCACAACGTGGTCGAGATTGAATAGTCGTAATCTATAAAGCCTAATGTTACTGGGTCATAGTTAGCTCCCCATTCTCGGTTATACTCAATTTGAACAATGTCATTTTCGTAAATTTCCTTGCCGTTTTTATCAACAAGACCAGTAAATTGTTCTAACTCCCATTCACTTTTTAAATCTCCATTAATGCCTGAATAATCAACTGCGCAAGTTGCGCCTTTTTGTCGTTCAAAATCAAGCGTTTTGATTTCAACTAGCTCTTCTGCAATCTTGTCCCAAGCTCTGAACTTAATCTTTCTCATGCAATCACTCCTTACTGTCCGATATAGTCATGGATGTCATAATCAAGGCTTGTCATTTTGATCGGTTCAAATTTCTTTTTAGTGTCCATAATCTTCAACCAGAACCACCCTTTGCGTGGGATAACTACTTCAACAGGCTGGTTTTGAGTTGATTGAATTAAAGCGAATCTCAATCTAGCGTCTGCCTTTACTCCGTAGCCTGTAAAACTGTTCTTCACGTCAATTAGATGTCCTCTACCCGATTGATCGATAACTACAAAATCAGGCTTATAATCATGTCCCTTGCAATCCGTCCCGCCTAATTGATATGGCTCAATAATTCTAATTGGGCGGTGTACGCTGACTTGCTGACATTTTCCTCTAATAAATTGGCGATAGAAACTAGCTTCCTGCTGTGAATCAAACCTATATCCATCTAGCAAAGTTTTAATTCCTTGATTTACGCCAATTCTATTTGACTGCTTGCTCATATTTTTCAACCTCACGTTTTAAAGCATTTAAAGCATCGTTCTTGGCATCTTTAATCAGTTTGATATAATCTTGCACAGAACGAACTTCAACGTCTTGCATCCCATCACAGTGGTCAATAAAGCCACATAAGGCAGGCTCTAACTTGCCGTAGTACCATTGACCGCCTCTAATTTGTTTAACCGCTCCAGTATCTTTATCTGTAACTGTCTTCGTTTCATTCAAAATATAATTGTAAGGGTCACGTGTGATTGTGAATTGATCGTTAATTTTGATTTCAAGCTTGCTTTCTTTATTTGCCATTTAAACCAACCTCCTGCTTATTTTTGATTGTTCATGGATAATTTACTGTTTAATACATTTAGCTCACTCTATTGGCTCACATTGTCCATTTAACGTTAAATGTGTGTCCGTGGTATCGTGAATTTGTCATAACCGTTATTGATCATTCCTTGGTCAACTTTCTCGGGCTTGTGTATCTCACTGACGATATATGGCTCACGACTGCCACGGACTAATGTGTGCGCTCGTGGATTCCAGTTGATAACGTGGCGGTCGGCTTTAATCTTCTTCGGCATTAGGCACCTCGCTATAAGTTTCCTTAAAAGCTTGATTGCTCATCACTCTTAATCTTGGCAAATCTCTAACCAACCAATCGCCAATTTTTATTTCTTGTTTCAAAAATATAAGTTTAGGGTTTAAAAAATAATGAATATCATCACCGTACTCTGATTCAGCACCTTCTAGTTCTGCTCGGTTAACTTCTCCAATACCATACTTTTCAATCATTTCTTTTGAACCATCAAACTGTTCTGCCCGAATTGTGGTGTTGCTTCGAAATGTTTTAATCACTCTTGCACCCCCTTAAATCTCAAATACTCACGCCACCCTAGTGCACCTACAAAGTTAGCTATCAGCGCAACATCATTCTTTTTGCCTTGATATTCTGCTGTTTGATCGTGATAGGCCAGCTTAATGTGATTGTCGCCATACACATATTTGGCATTGATATCGTCCATTTTCCAAGTTTCGATGGACTCTAAGAACTGTTTTCTAGTCATTCTTGTTCCTCATCATCTGGTGCCCATTGAGCTACGAACCTTGCTCTGGGAACTTGCATAAATGTATCGTCAATAAAGTTTACCTTGTAGCAATCATCACCGTAGCTGTTATAAACTCTTTCAGTTTTTACATGGAAAATCGGGTCTATGCTCTCAACCAAACATTGTGAAATATCGTCTTCTTCATCGACACTAAATATATAAGGGTCAGGTGCTCCCAATTCGGTTAGTTTGATTATCTTCATTCTTCTACCTCGACTCTCTTATAGATAGATTCATCTTCTAAACCGTAATATTTCAGTTCTTCGACTGTGAACTGCTGATTATAATCATCGTTGTAAGCAGAACTTGAACCTTTAAGTCCGCCGTCTGTATGTTTAAAATAAAATCTATTCTCAATGTGTGGCACTTTGACGTTCCACTTCTTATCAGGGATAACTTCGATCAATGATTCGTCAGTCCACGCACGAGCAAAATCACGCTGTACGTCATTCAGATATTTTGGTGGTGCAGAATAAAATAATTTGTTGTTTAGATTTATGCACTCGTCCCTATGTTCAAAAATTAATACCATTGCGTTATATAAAGCCGTTACATGTTTTTTAATATCATCGAACTCTCTCTTCTCCTCTTCAGTAAATTTAACTTTCGGATAAAGCAGGGACTTGGGAATGTCAATGCCATCTGCAATATCAAAAATTGGTGTTAATCGTCCAGATGGCTCATGATATTTGACGATAGGAACTTGTCCGTCACTTGTTGTTCTAATTTGCTCTGCGTCTTTTCCGTAAATCGTTATATAATCTTCCATTTTGCTTTCCTCCATTAGGTTGCTGACTTCTGAAACATTCTTGGGTGCTCCATAGTATATTATTTCGATCCTGAGACCGTCATCGTTTTCAATACGTAAAACAGTAGGAAATGCAATAGAACGTTCTATAACCGCTTGGCTTAAATTCAGCTTGTTACATAGCCACTCCCATTGCTCTTGCGTCCGTACTCGGTAATACTTGGCCATTTAGTTCACGCTCCTTTAAAGTGCTAATAATGACATTTCCGCATGATTTAACATTTTTTCATTAGCCAATCTGAACATATCCTTTTTTATTTCAAAACCATACGCACTACGATTCAATTCAGCAGCTGCTCTTAGCGTTGATCCACTACCTGCTACGGGATCTATAACTGTGTCCCCTGGGTCGCTGAATATTTCAATCAGCCGTTTTAAAACTGGTACAGGCTTTTGTGTCGGATGAATTTTCGGATAAGAATTGTCAATGTCCCAATGAAACCAATTCATTATCATCTGGCCATCGTTGTTAAACTTTGGCAATTTATCACGGTATAAAACCAAGCCATACTCACAACCGCCTACAATCTTCATATTGGCTTTTAGCGCTTGCGCTGATGACTTTTTGATAAACGTCAACGGAATATAATGCTGAAACCCATACCGCTTGCCATAATCAATAACCATTTGTAACTGCTCAAATGCACAAAACACAACCATTGCAGGTGCTTTATTTCTACCCTTCTTAGGCTCCTTAACTAACATGCGAGAACAAAAGTGCATGTATTCTGCTATTCTGAAATCAACATCTGTATCGAAGAAAGTTGAATTAGCTTTCTTGCTTTCACCATTTTTATCATCTCCGCCGTTATACCAAGCAGGGTTACTTGCATAAGCCTTATTAGCCAAGTTGTAAGGGATGTCTGCAATAACCAGCTGTGCTTTGGGTATGCCATAACGCTTATAATTCTGAAAATGATCGTTGAATAATTCTACTTTCGTTGTTTTAGGTCTATACTTTTCTATATAGCTATCTTTTGTATTATCCAATTACAGCAGCCCTCTTTTCAGCAATTTGTTTCTGCAACTTGGCTCGCATAGCTGCGACATCAAACTCTTTATGGCTCTTTCCCTTACATTCTGGACACTGCACAGCTTTAGCAAAGCCGCAGTCTGTTTGTAACCAGATAGTGCCACGGTTCTCACATATTGCACATTTAGTCGACATTTCGCACATCTCCCATCTTGTTGAACGTTATGCGGTGTTCCTTGCTTTTCGGATACAAACGGCTAACAGCTTTCTGGTTGTACATGCGGTCTATATCTTCTTGCAGATTGTTAGTTGTAATGATCGTTGGCTTTTCTACTTTATTCTTGTCAAAATCAATGCGAACGTTGGCGACCCGATACATGAAATCTTGCATATCCTTGCGAACTGGACGCACAACATTGTCAACTTTCATACCGCCTTCAGTTCCAAAATCATCTAGTAACAACACATCAACTTCTCGCATGGCTCTTTCTATCTTTTCTAACTGCGGTTTTACATCTGAGTAATCATATTGCTTACTGATCAAGTCCGATAATTCTGCAGTCGATACAAACATGATTGACTTACCTGCTTTGCTTAACTCATCCAAAATTGCCAAACCTAACGATGTTTTTCCTGTTCCTTTAGAACCAATCAGCAAAACATTAAATACATCAGTCTGCAGTTTCTTAGCTAACACAAAGGCTTGCTTGCCTATTTCTCTTGCGGTCTTTTCATCTTTTTGTAACGCTGGCTTCCATTGCTCGAAAGTGAAATGCAATGGTCTACCACCCCAAACAGATTGATTAAAATAAAATTTATTATGCGTTGCTTTGATGCTTTGGCGAGCCTTTTCGATAGTTTGTTTTTCTAGTTCTTCTTTAGTTGGTAAATGATCAATATCAACGCCTTTATCTTTAGCCATGCGTTTAATCATTCCTGGTCTTAAAGCACTAGATAAATCTTTAAACTCACTCATACCAAACTTCCCCTTGTTCCTGTGGTACTTCTAGCTGATCGTCAAATCTTCCGTTAAACCATGTAGCTCCATTCATTGGCTGTTTCCATGAATTAGCTGCAAGGTGTTTTTTATATAAAGACAATCGTTCTAGCAAATATTCATTGGTATTCTTAACAGACTTTTTTCTCCAAGCTTTATAATGATTGAACGCTTCCTTCTTACCTTTTTTGTTCGGGTACTGATCCCAAACTTCTTGAAATTCTTTTTCAAAAGCATGTGGTGCATTGCCAAATGCACTATGTTCTTTAGTTAGTATTTCTTCTGGTTGTTTATTCTTTAAGTTAGTAGTTCTTAGTGTGCGGTTATCCACGTGTTGATTTTCGATACGTGGTTTTTCAACATAGGGCTTTTCAGATATTATCCAATCTGAGGTTGAAATCTGCCCTTTTTCATTTCGCGTTCTTTTTCTGGCTAAGTAACCATATTTTTCTAGCTCTTTTAACCCTGTACGTAGTGCAGTTAAACCATCTGGTGAATGCCTTACAACTTCGTTAGTAAAATAATCCCATTCGTCTGATTGACTCCAAAGATAGAAAAAAATCCCTCTTGCTTTCCAGCTCAACCGCTCATCTCTAACCACTGAATTATCAACTGTTGTAAAGCCTTTTTGACGTTGTTTTATAATTTTTGTCATTACGATCACTCCTTAAATCAGAATGGCAAATCATCATCTTGAATATCGATTTGTTGTCCATCGTCTGTCTGTGGTCCATTAACGCCACCATCGTCTACATTCTGCTGATTGTATGGATCTGGCTTGTCTTGTTTCGGATCTAGTAAGTCGAACTGTCCAACCACAACATCAGTGGTATAGACTGTCTTCCCATCTCGGTCTTGATAACTGCCGGTATTGATTCTTCCGGTAACCCCAATCTGTGAGCCTTTATGCGTGAACTTGGCTAGATTGTCAGCTCGTTTGTCCCATATTTGGCAGCGGATGAAGTCGGTGTGATCGTTGTAACCATTGATTGCTAGCGTGAAACTGCCTACGCTTTTGCCGCTGCTTGTTTGTCTGATTTGTACGTCTTTAGTTAAACGTCCGATCCCTGCAAATTGATTCATTGTGATTGCTCCTTTTCTTTGATTGCCTTTAAACTCGTCTTCTTATGCTCCAATACCTAACTTGATACTGAAATAGCATTTAGAACTTTTTCTCTGTATTCAACAGCTTTTTGCATACTGCTAAATTTTTTGTCAATTATCGTTTTACCTTTGTAGCATATTCTTGATCTCCATTTACCTGACTTTTTATCAAAATTAACGCCAACATGTCCTGATGTATTGCGCTTGCTTTTACATCTTGTGATATTCGCTCTATCTTTTGCATTGCCGGAATAATTAGGAATATCGCTCGTTTCCCTTTTAAATGATTTGCCTTTGGCGATTGATAAAACAGTATGCCTGTCAGCTTCATACTTGTTCATAATTTTTGTTGTTGGGGTTCCATTTATGAAATCAAGCTTTATCTGTCTCGCTTTTTCTGGGGTTATTTGTGTATTCCAGCTTTTAGATCCTTGTATTACTAGGCCCATTCTTTTAGCGTGTTGTTTGTTTTCTTCAGCTGTAACCCATTCAAGATTAGAAACTCGGTTGTTTTTCTTATCACCATCCTTATGATTTACTTGCGGTAAATTGTTAGGATTAGGTATGAATGCACTAGCTACTAGCCTATGAAGATATATCGGCTTGCTTTTATAGTTAAGAGCTAGGTAACCATGGCCGTTGTTTTGAAAACTGATTAGTCTATATTCTGAATATGTCATCGTATCTTTTTGATAATTTCTGATGTTTGATCGAACCCGCCCCAAATTTGAGACTTCATAATTCGCAAAGGAAAATCTCCAGGTCTCTCCTGGCAAATTGTTAAATTTAATTTCTCTATTAAACGTGTCAGCAACAAGAATGTTCATTCGGTGCTGCTTTATCTTATGCTTTGCATCAGTTAAACCGTAAACGTAGTATCCACCATCTACGGGCCTATAAGTTGGCTTGAGTTTCCTTGCCGGAGTATATACAGTGCTCCCCCAACGATTTGAATATTTGTGTGGTAAGCTGACTATTTCACCATTTACATTTATTTTGTATAGTCCTTCGTACCCCTTAATATCTTTCCAGATTTGTTTCATCAATTTCATCCATTCTTTTTCTTGTCATAATATGCAGCTTAATCAAGTCATCTTCTGATAAATAAACTGGTTTAATATGGTATTTGTTGCAAAAGTTATTTATTCCAATTTTGTGCTGTTCTGGATGGTGCCGGTCTCCACACAAACACATGAGTGGCAGTTTTCTATGATCGACCATCTTTCTACTACGATTTCCAACTGCTCTATAATGCGCAATTTGAGAATTATTCTTGCCACAAACCATGCACCGTCGATGTTTGCAGCATTGATACAAGAAATAACTCTCATCTCGTGGTAATAGCTCATAACCTTGTTTAAATGGAACAGACCAACTAAACATAAAATCGATTACTATATCCAGCAGCTTATTAGCATCTGAAACACTGTTCTTGGTGTTATCTGCTAAGCTGATTTCTGCACCATCATTTTCAATTGAATAAGCGGTGTAGAAGTAGTCTTTAAGAAATTCTTTCATTGGTGCGCCTGACCAGACTTCAATGTCCTGACATAAAGCAAAGAACAATTTGCGTTGTGCAGGTCGCGCCTTGCGTGGGTCAACGATCTCAATTCTTGCGTGTATCTTGCTTAGATTGCCGTTGTACATCGTTTTAAGGTGTTCTAGGTTAATTGGCTGTCTCACTTTAATAAGCAGCTCATTGCCCTTTATTTTTGATATAAAAGCAGGTTTCCACATCTAATCACTTCTTGTTATCGTTTTGTACTTGCTTTTTCATAGCTTCAGCTAAACGGACTAAAACAGTAGCTTGTTGATTTGAATTGCCGTTTTTATATTCGTCTGTGTTTTTAGCTTGATCAACCAGCCCTTTTTGTACGTCTTTTTGATCAGCACCTAATGTTTCAGCAATTTGTCCGACAAACGTTTTAAACAATTTACCTTTGTTTTGGACTGTGTTTTGCTCCTGACTACTCATCTGAATTTTGGGCTTAGCAGTGTTTTTCTTTTTTGGTGCTGGTTTATTGTTCTGTTTGTGATAACCATTAGAATCTGCATCTTTGGTGTCATCAATCAGAAACAAACCATTCAAAGCGTATTTGCGTGCATACGATGAAGCTGTTCCTGTAATTTGTGAGCCGTCCATACCCTTCTTAGTTTCAGATTCACGTGCATAGGCTGTTACAATCTGTTCTTCATCTTCAGCTCTGAAAGTTGCCGTGGCTTTGATGTAGTGCCAATCGCCAACCAGCAAAGGCTCATCGGTCAATGTTAAGGTTGCTTCGTTTTCTTTTAGCAAAGGCTTAACGGCGTTTAGAATATCTTCAGCACTGCGATAAGCATAGTTACCAAAATTATTCCATTGACCTTTAGGAGCAACTAATTGGCTTTGAATATTCATTAGTGCATTGCTCATTATTCTTCCTCCTCAATAAACGGTGTTCGCATTGCTTCATGTCTGATCTGATGTTCTGCAAACTCGAACACGTCTCGCATTTTGTTAACCGCAAATTCTTTTTCGTCAAGTGTGAAACCATCGCCAAAGTCCAACTGATCTAACTTATTTTCAGTTCTGCGTAAATACTTGATAGCTTTCTCAGGTGTGCCTTTTTTGTGGGATTCATTAATTTCGTATTTGCAGCTGTCAACCATCATTCGGGCAAACTGTTGTAAATTATCTGTTGATGTCATATTCGTAACCTCCGTTGTCTTCGATCGTGTCGATTGCCATATCTAAATCAACCACACGTCCATCAAACTTATCGTTGCAATATTCAACTAAGTTGTGTATTACAACTAAGCCGTCATCAGTCATCCAAACTTCTTCATCTGGCGTGATTTCAGTACCGTAAAAATCATAAACAGTCTTCGGCGGCTTAGGATAATTGCATTTAACAAATTGGTGTTGCCATAAGTTTCTGTTTTGTTCATCTTGAATCTGGTCAAGATACATGTCGTTAACTGTCATACGCTCGCCATTCTTTCTGGTAAATGTTTATTGCCATATCCATAAGCAACCCACCAAACACGATTTTGTTGTTCGTCAGTAACATCGCTGTTTGCCTTTTCAATCTCGATGCACAATCTGGTAAAGTGATCATCGCTCATTGTTTTATCGGCAAAGTCCAGGAATTTAATAATCAAATCTGCTTCATGCTTTTTCATGCTGCGCCCCCTGTTCTTCAAATAAAGCAAGTTTGTTCTTCCAATCTTTTGTTTGTTCTTCAGAAAGTTCATCACCATGTAATGCAAGAAATGCACGCATGAATGAGATGCGTTCAGCTGATGTAGACCTTAGTGCAATTTGTTTCTTTGCATCTTCATATTTTTCTCTAACTGTCATAATTAACTCCAATCTGGTATAATTACCTTGAAAATATTTTTGATATGATTCTGTTTAGTCGTGATTGCCGTCACGGCTATTTTTTTCTCTACGACATATTGCGTTGATCTCAGGCACAACCTTAATCAGCCCGATTATTCCGCTCAAAATGACGACCACCGCCATAATGCTTAACACTGTTACCTGAATTATCATTGCTATGCTCACGTTGATATCTCCTTTCTTCCCAATCACTTTCTAGTTGATCTAAACTAACCAGCAAGACCATCACTAGAAAAACCAGTAGAATGTCTATAACACTCATTTATGTCTCACTTCCTCCATCTGTTTTTTAAATATCCAATGATCGGTACAATAATGCTATAAGCGACCACCGTAACGATCACCGTTTCTAGTGGCGTCATGCCCCGCTCCTTTCTGGGATATACTCATCATTCCAAATCTCAAACTGCTGCATCCACTCGTCGATACGATCGACCTTGTAGCGCACCATTCCGTCAACCACAAATGTTGGTGGTGCTAATGGCTTGATTTTTTCTTTAAAAGTTGTGGCAGAGATGCCTAGGTACTTACATAGTTGTTTTTGGTTAAGATAACCAGTTGCAAGGTTGCCGTTAAGTTCTTCATCTAAACGATCGTTGAACTTTTTACTAATGTCCTTTGCCACTTTAGTAGCGACTAGATTGTCAAAATCTGACATTAGATCACTCCTTTTCATTAAAATTAATTGATTTTATTTTGTTATTCTTATTCATCTATAATTAATCCAACTCATGTAAAAGAGGTGAAATCAATGAGATTAAATCCTGATTGCGTAAGAGATATTCTTCTATCAGTCGAGAAGCATTCAACAATTGAAAAGCGGACTCATTTGTCTGACTTCGAAAGCGACAAGCTGATAGAAAAATACGGGCTAGAGCGTCTTTTGTATCATGTTCGCTATTGCAACGAAGCTGGGCTGTTTTCTGACTTAGACTCTTATGAGGATGAGTTTGATATAAAAGACTTATCTCCTAGTGGCCATTCTTTTTTAAGCAATATTCGAAAAGATGCTAATTGGGAACAAACAAAGAATGTTGCTCAAAAAATAGGCTCATTTTCATTAGATGCTTTAAAAAACATTGCTTCCGGAGTAACTACAGCTGCAATTAATCACCATCTAGGCCTTTGACTTGAGCGTCTATTTTTAAGGTCACTTCTGTTCTAGAACCGTTGCTCCAGTCTCTATTGATATTGATTGATTTGACCTTTCTCAATTCAAGGCCATCAATCAATATTTTTTTACCTTCAAGCGAAATATGATTTATATCTTCCTTCATTTCTGTTCTTCCTTTCTAATATTCCTTGTTCCAAACTTGCTATTTATTCTGGTTGTGTTAATGGAAATCCTTTTGAGTTTTCCCATTTGTTCAACGTGTCTAAAGTAGTTAAACGGTCTTTAACTCTCCATGCTTCAAAAGATGAAATAGTTAAGGAATTTACAAATCTCAAAGCGTTGTTATAATCAATTCTTCTAATTTCGGTATAAACATCAGTGTTAAAATGTTCCTTTAGCGCATGCCAAATCGTTGATCTAAACTGTCCAATTTTTTTATTAAGATAATCTCCGCCACCGTAATTTTTACCGTGATTGTTTTCAATCCATGCTCTTGCGAATTTATTCGATAGTGCTGTAACTACTTTGCGAACTTGTCTTAACTGTCCTCGTGAGAGATAAACATTATCTACATTCTGTTCAACAAGATGTCTGGTTTCTTGGTTGTTCTTATTTGATTCCTCTGCAATATCCTCAACGTGTTTAGCAGTCTTTTTCATTTCCTTTTCGATACCCTCGACGTGGTTGATTACATCGACTAAGATTTCTCCTTGCTTGTTTTGTGCGACTAAAGCTTGCTTAGCCGCTTGCATTGATGTTACTTCTTTCATTCTGTAAACTTCCCTTCTATTATTTTTCTGTCATGTTGTGGCAATATCTTGCGCATGTCGTCAATAAACCCTTGCAACGTGTCTAATAAATCTTCAGTTTCTTCCACGGTTGAAGTCATTGGATCGTCCGCAAAAAAGTTTTTATATCTTAAAGCTGAAAGCTTAGTATCAAACAATTCTTTGAGCTGATCGTTAAGCAACATGATATTTGAACCTGCATCAATCGATTGCCTAACATTACTGCGTTGTTTTTCTAAATTATCGATTTTTTGTTGCAGTTCTTCGTACTCTTGACCTTTAGAACTCATTTCTGAAAGTTTGCCGTTCAATTTATCGATTTCACTTTGAAGTTCGCCGTTCCTGTTTCTTAGGATACTGACTGTTTGAGCTTGCTGCTTTAATTGCTCATAGTCATCAGGCTTAACTTCTTTAGTAACTGTTTTCTCCACCACTTCAGGCTTAGGCTTATTCTTAACTTGTTGCTCCAAAGCACTGATCGTGTCTGCTTTCTCACTAAGCAGTCCGTCCAGCGTCTTGTTGGCTTCTTCGGACTGCTTGAGCTTGCGCTCCAATTCTTTATATTCTTTGTGAGTAGTGATGTCGCCATCGAGTACCCTTTGAACTGCTTCAGGTTTTGCCGATTTCTGCAAAACATCTTTTTTTAACGTTTTTGGTGCATTACCAAAATTAGCTATTTGCTGAGTGTTTTCTAGATTTCTAGAAAACTTAAATTCATTGATCCAAAAATAAACATCATTTCTGTCAAGGCCTACTGATTCACACCATTTAACAAATACGCCTTTATAATGATTGGCTAATTCTTTTTGAGTTTCATACAATTCTTTGCCCATTTGGTATCTCGTATCTTGAGCAATGCTATTCATATTTGACAATTTATGCTTTAAAAACTTAGCCGTGGAATCATCTACCAAAGAATAATCAAAATCGCTTGCCGAATAATTTTCTAGTTCCTGCACTTTTTAACCTCCTCATCTGGAAAGACTTCTATAATTCTTTTTTTGACCATGTCATCTATTTGTTTGTTGGTATATCGGCAAACTGAAATTCCGTATACTTGCCATAATGCAATATCCCTTATTTTGTCTTTTAGATAGTGTTTTCCAGATTCGTGCTCAGGACCATCAATTTCATAATCAATTTTTTCTTTTGAATCATAGAAATCTGCGGTGTATTTTTTGGACCAATATTTTTCATATCCGCCTTTACCAGTTCCAAATACAACTTGTTGTTGCAGTGTAGGGAACATGATGTGAAACATCTGTTCATATTTGGTTCTTTCAGTTCTAGGTGGAATTTTTCTATTTGGGTCTTCAGATATAAGCAAAGCATCGAGCCCCACATCCATCATTTGTGGACCAATAGCCTCCCAAACAATTTCTGAGTAAATTAATTGTTGCCGCTCGCTCAACTCAATTTCTTGCACTTTGTCCGCCTCCTTTCTATGCTTCATTAACTAATTTCGGTTTTTCCGAAGTTGGTGACAAAAAAATATCATCTACTCTAATGTTTAACGCTTCAGCAAGAGATTCGAGATTTTCATATTTCGCTTTTCTCAACGCTGATAGATCTTGTTCATATAAAGCGATTGTTCTATCAGTTATTTTTGAACGCTTAGAAAGTTCAGTTTTGGACATACCACGAATTCCACGCCATTGACGTAAAGTAAATTTTTCTTGTTTTATATCTTGCATGTTGTCACCTCCTTTCGATATCTTTATATTATCATTCGGAAAAACCGAAGTCAAGAACAAAATTCAGAAAATCCGAAATTGTTTTTTAAAAATATATTTCACATTTTCCGAAGTTAATGTTATAATTAAAACCATGAAAGGAGGTATAAACATGTTCTCCACTAATCTAAAATATCTTAGAAACAAATCTGGAATGGATCAACTTACTTTAGCTAATAAGCTAGGTAGAAAAAGCGTTTCTTCTGTAAGTGAATGGGAAAAAGGCAAATACACACCTAAAGTGGGAGTTCTTGCCGATATAGCTCACATATTCAATGTAAGTCTTGAAGACTTAATGAATACCGATTTACGGAAAGAAAATAGTCAAAATAAAGTAGACATCTTTCCTATATTTAACGAGCTAACAGATGAACATAAATATGAAGTATATGATTATGCTCAATCGAAACTAGACGAGCAAAACCATCCTAACGTGCATAATATAGAAGAATCTAAACAAAATTATACTATTGATGTTCTTGGTGCTGTGTCTGCTGGTACTGGCGAATGGCTAGACGGCCAATCAAAAGAAACAGTTACTATCGAAGGACCGATACCTAAGTATGATTTTGCGGTACGCGTGAATGGTAATTCAATGGAGCCGACATTTAGTGACGGTGAAATTCTATTCGTCAATAAAGTTGATGAAGCAAGAAATAATCAGTTCGTGATTGCTGAAGTGAACGGCGAAGCGTTTGTTAAAAAGCTGTTTGTTTCAATGGATGGTGTTAAGTTGATTTCTTTGAATAGAGACTATGATGACATCGTCATTCATGACTACGACGACTATCAGATCGTTGGGGTCGTTGTTCTATAAAAAATGCCCTAGCCAGAATTTAGGGTAACGGCTAGAGCATATGATGTGTCCAATTCAAGTATAACACTGGATTGGGCCTTGTACATAGATGAAAATTAAATGATTACATAGTTGTCCGCACCTCGTGGACGTTAAAAACCGAGGAAATTATATTAAATTTATTTAGGAGGATTTTATCATGAAAAAAGGGATTGCTTCAAGTGTATCACTTTTGGGAATCAGTTTAATTCTGTTTGGATGCTCTAATTCAACAAATAGTAAAGAAAAGGATACAGCAAGTAAAACAACTCAAACTGAAAAGAAAGCCAGTTCTAAGAAATCATCTAGCATTAAGGTACCTAGCCAAGATATAGCTATGCTGCAAGAAGGCGACGGCGAAGAGTACCAGGTTAAACAGTTCAAGAAATATGTGAATCAACTTAAAAACAAATACACTAAAAAAAGTGATGGATTACATGAAAAATATGTAAAAGAAGAACCCACATATCCCAAGAAGGGTCAATGGACTTCAAAGAATGATCAGGGTGTTATTATGACTTACCTAGCTGATATGAAGAATATCTCCGACCAAAATATTAATGGGCTAAAGCTCTTCAATACACAGTATTGGACAGCCGGATTTGACAGTGCTTCCCAAGAAATGATTGATAATTTAGGTTCAGGGTCAATGGACGAAACTAGGCCAGTCTTCAATAAGGAAGGTGATGAGTTCGTAGCCAACGACGCAGTGATTTTTACCGTTGTTGAAACGGACTTCAAGAACACGTCAGATCAGACGTTAACATACGACGGCCTTACAGGGTATGCAGGTGGTGAGTACGACTTCTCAACTCCAGACGGCAAGCAAATCAATAGAGATGATATATTCTACAGCGACGATACTGCGGACCAGGAAGTGCAAGCTGGGAATACTGTGGAGGATAAAGACTTGATCATAGTTCTCGCAACTGGCAGGACGTTAAAGGAGGCTTATAATAAGATTAATCAAAACACTCTAACTATTCACCCAGCAGGTGTGTCTAATGAGGATCAAGACCAATATACCGACGGAATGCTCAATCACATTGATTTAAAAGTAAAGTAGACAATAAAAAATAGCATATCCCCCACCGACCAAAGTTTGAGATATGCTAACCTTTAATTCTACCGTAGGCGTAGTATGCCCTTTTCTTATCTTACCATAGAAAGGAGTTACTGCCTACCCTACTTTGACCCACACAGCAAAGGAGGAAAACATGCGAAATAAAAATATTAAGCCATACACTAAGAAGAATGGCACGAGAGCGTACAAATTTAAAGTTTATTTAGGCTCTGACCCAATCACAGGCAAACGGATCGAAACGACACGCAGGGGCTTTAAAACAGCCCGAGAAGCACAACGTGCACTTGATAGGTTACGAGTTGATTACGATAAGAACGGCTGGCGCAATGGCAATGAATTGAATGTTAAAACCGTTGATGATCTGTTCAATGCTTGGTTTGAAGCTAAGAAAGGTAACGTAAAAAATACCAGTCTTTCAACGTATCAAGTCCCATATGTAAAGCACCTTAAACCAGTGTTAGGAAATATTAAGCTTGACAAATTGTCCCCCTACATTCTGCAAAAGACACTTAACAACTTAGGCAAAAAATATTCTAATATGGTTCGTTTTACTCGTACATTGAATATGTTATTTAGGTATGCGGTGAAAATGGAAATAATGACTACAAACCCAATGGATAAGGTTGATCGTCCAAAAGGAAAAGAATCAGCACATGCGGACCAAGTTAATTATTATAATAAGGAAGAACTAACTAATTTTCTAAAAACTGTGAAAGAAAATGGGGACTTTAAAAAGTACGCCTATTTTAGGCTGTTAGCTTATACTGGTATGCGCCGAGGCGAATCATTAGCATTAAGTTGGGGTGACTTTGATCTCGAAAACAAAACGATCGATATTAATAAAAATATCGTCTATGATTCGCTTGAAAAGCAAACTAAGATAACAACGCCAAAAACAAAAACTTCGAAACGTGTCTTATTTCTTGATGATAAAACCGTTTCTGTTTTACAAAAATGGCACTTAGAACAATCGAAGTGGATAATGCGGCACGGTTTCATTTATCATGGCGATAAACAACCAATTTTCCAAAGTACAAGCAATGGCTTTTGTCCGTCTGAGACTGCCAACAAGTGGTTAAGTCTACTGTATAAAAAGTTCCCGCAAAAAAAGATAGGCGTGCACGGCTTCCGTCATACACACGCATCACTATTATTTGAATCAGGAGCCACGATTAAAGAAGTTCAAGACCGTTTAGGACATGCAACAAGTAAAGAAACGCTTGATATTTATGCCCACGTCATGGAATCACGTAGATCAGGGACTGGCGAACGTTTTGCCAAATATATGGGCAATTAGCCTCTTTGGGTCATTTCTTGGGTCAATTTCATTTAACAGTTCATAAGCCT